GATTATGCGTGGCTCAACTGGTTCATCTGGGAAAACGACTGCGGCAAAAATGCGATGGAAGCCAAGGCAGCTTCCTGGAAAAAAGCCCGCAAGATACGCACTGTGAAAGACCTCGAAGCGATTATCTCAGCGAAGTAACCAGCACATGAACACTCTAAAATTCAAACTCGGCGACATTGTTCGCAAAACCAAAGGCTCCCAGTGGAGCGGTGTCGTCGTCGGCACCTACTCCACCGAGTTGACTCCCGAAGGCTACGCTGTGGAGAGCAGCACTGAGAAAGGCTCCGTGCAGATTTATCCGGCGGGGGCTTTGGAGAAGGTGAATATCAAGCCAGCGAGCATATCTGACTGGGAATTACGAAGGGACATCGAGCGAAGGATTGCCACCACTATCTGCGAAGAGCTGACCTTGAGGAGTCCAGTCCTTGCTGCTGAAGCTGCCTGTATATGCAGGCAGCATGGGGTTCACCATCGCTTCGATGTGACACGCTGCGGACAGGACATATCCGACAGCAGGCTCAACCTGTTCACCGACGGAAAAGGAACCGTAGTCAGAATGCACATTGGATAACCATCTCACATGAACCTCAACGACCTCTCCTCCCGCGTCCACACTGCCAACATCAACTGGTGGCGTGACCCTCAAACCGGCCTATGATAAACCACGCAGAAATGGTAAAAGCTCTCACCAAAAGCGGAGCTAAGATAGCCTCTGAAATGAGCGCCGAGGACGCGCACTTGATGCATATGGCTATCGGCATCTCTGGCGAAGCTGGAGAGCTTCTCGACGCCATCAAAAAGCAGGTGATCTACTGCAAGGCTTTGGACCGCGAGAACGCCCTGGAAGAGCTTGGAGATTTGGAGTTCTACATGGAGGGAATGCGTCAGGGACTAGGACTCACTCGTGAGCAATGCTTGGAGGCAAACATTGCAAAGCTTGGTAAGCGATACGATGGCATGAAATACACAGACGCGGCAGCGCACAAAAGAGCCGACAAGCTGGAGTTATGAACCATGCTGGAGACAAATTCATCCTGTATAAGATTACCTGCACTGTGACAGGGAAAACCTACATTGGGATAACAACGCAACCTCTTCAAAAGAGATGGTCTCAGCACGCCAGCCATTCAAACGGTTCAAAAACAAAGCTAGGAAGAGCTATCGCAAAATACGGTGTTGGTGCATTTAGTATTGAGCACATTGCTTCAACATGGTCGTTGAAACACTTGCTGCTATTAGAAGCTCAGGTGATCGCTCAGTATGATTCAATGCGTAACGGCCTTAACTCAACCGCTGGAGGCGATGGGGTTTTTGGATTGAAGTTCAGTGACGAGTCAAAACTCAAAATGAGTGTTTCAAGAATTGAAAAATGGAAGGACCAAGAATACCGGGACAGGATCAGTGCTGCGCAGCGCAAGGTGTGGGCCTCAAAGTCACCGCAAGAAATATCCGAGCGCAGGGAAAGAGCGAGGAATGCAACTGCTTTAAGAGAATGGATGAAGAGCAACCCAAAGGCAAGAAAGCCGGAGCCAATCCTTTGGAAGGGAAAAGGGTGGAACATGAAGATTAAAACTCATTGCCCGAAGGGACATCCATATTCTCCTGAAAACACAGCCATCAGAAAGTGCGACGGCGGCAGGGAATGCAGGACTTGCAAGCGGGCCGGAAGAAACGTCGCAAGAAATAGAAGACAAAAGATGGCCTACAACGCCAAAAGGGAGGACCACAAGCACGCGGCCAGGATGGCTGCTGGAGGGAAGAAGTGGTGAGCACTTGGACAAAAACACCGCCGACGGAACCGGGCGCGTATTGGTTTCGCAACAAAGAACTCAGCAAATTCCTTTGCGATTACGACTCCGACGAGATCGAGATACTCAAAACAAGCACCATAAAAGGCGAATGGTGCGGCCCGCTGGTGCCTGCGGAGGAGGTTGAAAAAGCCTTTTACGAAGGGCACGTGTGCGCGTTTTGCAGTGACCCAGACCTTGACCCGGCAAGGTTCAATTATGGCAACAGCCGCGCCAAGCAGGTCGCGGAGGGGAAGCTATGAAAATCCCCTCCCGTAAAGAAATCTAGGCAAGGCACGCCAAGGCTGTGCGCCACTGCAAAGCCCTCAACATCGCCATTGATAAGCTTGCCATCATCGCCTGCGTCCCCACTCCTGTCGTCCACCCCACCTACAGCAAAGGTGCAATGAAAGCTCTAAAGAAGATCGAGAAGCTCATCCGAACAAGGAGGTTGATATGAGCGAACCTCAGCAAAGCATCACCACCATCATCAGCGATCTAGAAGCCCTACTCTCCAAGGCAAGCCCAGGGGAATGGCAGGCTATTGTCCGCAGCAACGATGGCCGGGACCAATACAGCATCATGGCATCCAACCCCGAGGAATACCGCAAGCGAATTGGGACCATGTTCATCGCCCACACCCCCAACAACCACTGCTTCAAAAGCGGCTTCCACCAAGAAATCGAGGCCAACGCCAAAATCATCGCCCGGTCAACCACTGTCATCCCAATTCTCCTGAAGGAGATCCAACGGCTCAAAGCCAAGTGCGGAGAATAAATGAGAACCCAATGAACCCCACCGACGAAAACCTTACCTCACACCTCCCCGCCACCTACACCAAAGACCTCCACCTGAAGCATGTAGAAGCCTTCTGGGAGGGGAAGCTGGAATGGTTTAACCAGTTTTCCGATGAGTGGGCGAAATCCATCAACCCGCCACACCAAACCGAAAACCCAGCACGATTCCGCATCGCCACCACCAAACATCTCCGCCCGTGGAAACCTGAAGAGCTTCCCTTGGGAGCGTGGATTTGCGACAAGGGAAACCTCGATTACAGCCTCATCGTGGCCTGCGTAAGCGGCATGGCAGTGCAGGTGGACAGCGACGGCTTCTGCAAAATAAGCCCAACACACCTCCTTGAAAACTTCCAGCACTCCACTGACCAAGGCAAAACCTGGCTCCCTTGTGGAGTCGAGGAGTAGTCCTCCAGCAGGGTGGGGATTCAAATGTCCTCAGAAATCCCCACCCTCGCCGCCGCCCTCCTCGCTGCCTGATACAGCTTCCAGTAAGCACGCCTCCGAACCCGGTTCTTCAGGTGATACCTAGCAGCTTGAGCTTTACGGTTCCCACCCCTAGGGCGCGGCCTGCGACCACTCCCTGAAGCAAAAACCTCGTCCGGTGCATCCATCTGTATCGCTTCATCAGCCATCCAAACAGCAGAAACCAGATAGGAAAAATGGTCAAGTCCGCATTCACAGGGGCGGACAGGTGGCTGAATAGGCATTGGAAGACCGAAAACAGCGTTTCATTAGGAAATCCATCAAAAGGCTCATTTGGGAGCGTTTCACAGGGGCGGACAGAAAGGACTCCTGAAGGCGTGCGAGGGGGAGGAACCAGCTAAAAGGGTGGTGGGGAGGGTGAGGTGGGGAAAGTGAGCTTGAAGGGAAGGTCAGGGGAGATGGCTAAAAGGGAAGGTCTGGAAAAGTCGATTTTTGGGGGAGTGCCCGTAAGAGAGAAAACCACTATACTAGTCTGACACGCGCATAGGGGGCGGTCCCCAAAACCCACCCCCTACCCTCGCCCTCCCGCCTGGCTCCCCTCCCGGCCACCCCTCCCGCTTCACTTCTCCCGGCCACTCCGCCCTACTACCCCTTGCCAGAATACCCCTAGAGAAGCGGCAGGGAGGGCGGCACTGTGTAGATCATCCGTCGGGGAGTCTTCCCCTGCCACGGCTTCCTAAATGGCTGGTAGGGCATTCCTAGAGCGCGGGCTCTGCGGGGGCCGCTCTTGCGGGAGAGGATTCTTTCGGCTGCCTGGATGTAATCCTTGGGCATATCCTTGTTGAAACGGCCCCAGGAAGCCAGGTGAAAGGCGCTTGAAAGGTTGCTGGGGCAAAAGAGGGCGCTCCAGAGGTGAAAGATCACCCTCCGGGTAGGGTTGTAGGGGACTTTCCCGCTGAGAACCACGGGAGCAGGAACGCCTAAAGCACGCAAGCCGACAGTGCCAAGCCGACGGCGTAGGTCAGCAAGCCACAACTGGAAGGTGTCTTCGGGGGGGGCCACTTTGGAGAGTGTGAGAAGAGCCTCCGGTGGGAAGGAAGCCGAATCATTAGTAAGTTGCTTATGATTAGCATGATTACGAAAGCCTGACACG